TAAAGCGTGTTCGTCGTCAATATCAGTATTATTTCGGTAAAACGCTTGATATTAAATATTTCATTCAGGGCGAGTATGGCCCTTTGACATTTAGGCCACATTGGCATGGTTTGATATTTTTAAATGAGGATTTTGCTCAGGTCAAGGATTTGATATACAATGATTGGCTTTCGCATTTTTCCGACGTCAATCATAAAGACGCTGCGATTGACATAAAAGAGGTTGACCTGTCTGATCGTGCAAGCACTGACAGTACAATCGAGTATGTGGCAAAGTATGTTTGTAAGCATCTTGACGAACAAACACCCTATGTTCAAGCTGGCTATATCCAGAAACCTCCGCGTGTAATGTCGAAGGGGATTGGTAATGCGTATTTCGAGAAGCTCATGAAGCTTCACCCCGATCTGCGCCAGCAGATAGAGAACGTTCAAGATTTTGAAGAGTTTAAGGTTTTGTATAACAAGTTTTTTTTTACCGGTTTGTAAATAAACATGGGAAACTTATACAACTTTTATTGCCTCGATATTTCTCTGACCGATTGGTGCCGCGTGTTAAGATCTTATACAAACGTCTCGAATTGAAGCGTAAATATATGTATGACGGCGCCGAGTACGTTGTGAATGTTATATCCTCTCGCATTTCATCTTTCAATAATAAAGTTTTAAAATATGGACACGAAGTTAAAGACTTTGCCCGTTTTCGATCGGTTGATTGTTCTTCTTATATCCGCGATACTGCGGCAAAATTTGTTCGATTTAAGGATCGTTACTTACGAATACTTTTTGAGGAAAAATTTTCTGAGTTACTTGGAAAGTCGGCCTCAGAATTGGTTGATGCGTCGCCGTGTGATGTGGATTCGCTTTACAAGAAATTTTATGAAGAGTTTGCTCGCTTACGTTTACGACGAGCCAAGCCGAACGCCTACTATTCTATTGCCCGAGCTGTTTTCGACGAGTGTACGGCTTCCTCACTTCTAGCCTATTAATGTTTTTTTGGTTTGTCATTGTATCGCCTTTATAGAATTTAATATTGGTTAAAAACAAATGTAGGATTATTGAATAATGTTAAATCACGCTTTATTTAACATTATTTGATAATATCCATTTGGGATTAACGAATATGAGTTCTTCTTTTGCGATATTCAATGTTTAACCAATAAAAATATTATGGCACATTTATCGAAAATTTTTAAGCAGCAGCCCGTCGATATTCCCAATCGTTCGGGCATGGATTTGTCATTTGAAAACATTTTGTCTATGACGACGGGTACATTGATACCTGTTCTTGTAGAGGAAGTTTTGCCGAATGAAACATATTCGCTTGGCTACATGTGTGAAGCTCAACTACCACCTATGGCCACTGAGTTTTATGGTCGTATCGATATGCGTTTGGAGGCATTTTTTGTCCCGAATCGTATTCTCTGGGCTGGTTGGCAGGATTTTATGACGATGCCCGTTTATAATCCGTTTTCCCCGCAAGTTTATCGGCCGACTGTTTTGCCTAATATTCATCGGACTTTTAAGTATGCTAATTACGAGGAATTAAAAACCACGTATGGTTTTGATACCGATTATATGGCAGAATCGGAGTTACCATTCTTTGGGCCCGGTTCTTTGTCCGATTATTTGGGAATTAAGGTTCAAGGTGGAACGGAGCCTGCCTCTATGAACGAGTTCGTGACAATTCCCAACATGTTAAGTTTTCTCGCGTATCATAAGATTTACGACGATTGGTATCGAAATCCGAATATTGTAACTCCGCTATTTGTTCGTTCAAATGGTGCTGCAAATGATACTATATCGTTTTTACCATATAACAATATCATAGATACGGAGGTTAATGAATATGCCGCCTCATTGTTGGGAATTACCGGTGGCCAAGCATATACGGCTGAACCCGAAATTGGGCATCTTTCTTATTCTATGCCTATCTCATCGTCTCTCGCTTTTTATGGAAATGCTTCGTCTTCTGCAATCGATAAACAGAAGACACCGACTCTCTTTTCTTTACATCAGCGTTGCTGGGAAAAGGATTATTATACCACTTGCTCATTTTATCCGCAAGCGGCTATGTCTCCTGCTTCTATTTCTATTCCTGACGGTCAAAGTAATTTAACCATACCGCAAATACGTTCTGCGAATGTTTTGCAGCGTTGGTTGGAGCGTAATAATATAGCTGGTATGCGTTATTCCGATCAGATAAAGGCAACTTGGGGTATTTTACCTTCTGATGCGTTGTTGGATAGACCTCTTTTCTTGGGTTCTTCAAAGTTTGGTCTTTATACGAAAGGTGTTTCTAACTCTACATATTCCGCTGAAAGTGAAACATACAATCGAAATCCTTTTAATGGTGCTGTCGGTTCTCGTGCGGGTTCTACGCATGGTTATGGAAAAGATAGTTTGTTCGATACATTTACGTCAACCGAGCATGGCTTTCTTATGGTTATCGCTTCTGTTGTTCCTCATGCTTATTATGGTAGCGGTACTCGCCGTTATTTGTCTCGTTCTAAGATAGGCGATTTTGCTAATCCTCTTTTACAAGGACTTGGCGAGCAGGCTGTTACTGTAACCGAATTGATGATGAATCCTTACCTTGCAGTTGCCGGTTCTACCGTTGAAGCGCCTAAAAGTATTTTTTCTACTGATTATTTTGGTTATCAGCAGCAATATTCAGAATACAAGTATCATGATGACGAGGTACACGGATTGTTGCAGCCTACCGGTTCACTTTCGGCCTTTACTTTGCAGCGTTATTTTGATAATTTTCAACTCAATAAGGATTTTGTTGAAATAGCCATTGATGAACTTGATTCTGTTTTGGCGGCCGGTTATTCTCTTGGCGCTGTTACTTGGGCTGACTTCTTCTTCTCATTCAAGAAAGTTACACCTCTTGCTGAGTACGTAATACCTACACTTGGTGATTTGAAAAATACGCATAAAGAAAATGTTCCATATAGAGGTCGTCAATTATGAAAGAGCAAACAAAAAAGATTTTAAAGGGCGTATTCTTCTATATCTCTTGGATTGTGGATTTTGTCCGCTGGTCGAGAAGGAGACGTCAAGAAAAACAAGAGAAAGATAATTCAAGTGATTAATCTATTAAATGATTTATTATGAAAAGCCAAAAAGAACTTGATAAGATTATTTCCCGTGCTAATCGTACGTTTTATGGCCGTAATGTTGTCCCGCCTTGTACTCTTGGCGTAACACTTCCGGGGCTTGCTGTTGATATTAATAAAATAATAAGCACTCAGACGATTCCGAATGATGTTTCTGATATTGTTTATAATGATTTGAAAGAAATCTCGCAAGTCGGTTTTCGTGTGAATAACGATTTTGATTTGATGATGATTGCTAAGGGCTTTAAATCTCTTAACATCGGTTTACAGTCAAATGTTGGTACAGCTGCTTCCAATCAACCCGGTTCCGGTCTTGCAAGTCAACCTACGGCGACGTCGTCGCCGGGTGGTGAATGACGGTCAACCGGCATTCACTCCGCCGTATCTCGCTATGGTACGGCGGATTGACACATAAATAAAAATGTTCAATCCTTAAAACATGAAAATATGGCGTCTCAATTTATGACAAATGGTGTTTCTTCGTTCTTTAAAATGTCTTCTTCTTACGTTCAGCAAAATATGCAGGCTATGCAGCAATTAACCTCTCAGTCTGTTATGTCCAATGCCGAGGAGTTGGCCTCTAATGAGGACGAACAAAGTAAGAATATGATGCAGCAAATGATTAATCTCGCTTCTGCTTCAAATCCGATTTCCGCTATTGCTTCCACCGTACTCTCTTTCTTTGATTTTTTGTTTGGTGAAGATGAACCTGTAAGACGTAGGTAGTTATGGGAATATTTCAACGAAAGCGACGTAATAGATCGTTTGAAGACAGTAATCGGCGTTTTCTGTCTGAAACGTCCGGTGTTACCCCCGATTGGTTAACAAGCCTTATACAAGGTTCTCTTGCGGCCAATTATGACGAATATGAGGCTGGTGCAGGCATTTCTACTTCTGATGCTTTTCAAGCCCAGTATAATTACAAAACAATGCTTGAACAAATGGAGTTTAATAAGCAAATGCAGGAGGACGCGCAAGCTTTTAATGCCGAAATGCAAGCTAATTCGCAAGCGTTTAATTCTGCTGAGGCCGAGAAGCAACGTTTTTGGGAGGAAGAGATGTATAATCAATATCAGTCTCCGCAAGCAATGGTTAGACAGTACGAGCAGGCTGGCTTGAATCCCGCTTTGGCCATGACCGGTGGTGCACAAGGTCCTACCTCCATGAATGGTGCTGCCGCTTCCGCTGGTTCTGGCGCTACCTCTGGCGCTGCCTCTGCTGCTTCTGCCTCTGTTGGTGATATGGGAGCTGGTATTTCCAATCTTCCCGGTGGTCAAATGTTGTTGGAAATGCTTGGTATGTTTACAGACGGTATAGGTTCTGTTTCTCGTATTTATGATGAGTATCGCGATGCTCATTTGAAGCGTTCACAGGAGCATTATTATGATGAGCTTAAAGAAAATACTCGGGTTGATTCTCAGTTGAAAGAAGCACAAGCGCGTATCGCTTCTATTGATGCCGATTATCGTGCTGCTCAAAATCAAATGGGTTTAGACAAAGGTGGTGTATGGATAGAGGAACGTCGTCAAGCTATTAATGAGTCCCTGTCTCGTATGCAGGTAAATGATTCTTTAATTTCTGTAAATGATAAGAAAATTTCTTGGATTAAGAAAGATATTGAACAGAAAGACTTTCAGATCGCACAGTCTATTGCGCAAACCACTCTTACCAATTGGCAGGCTGAAACGCTTCGAGAAACGCTTGATTTTCAAAAGCGTCTCATGGATACTCAAGCCCAGCATTATAGTTCCTCTTCCGATTATTTCAAGGCAATGGAGGCACAAGTTGATGCGTGGCTTGATGCAGGAGGACCTAATGAGCAGGTTAATAATCTTAAACAGCAGGTGCGCTCAATGGAGACGCATCGTAAACTTTCGATTGTTGATTGTATTTTTGGAAATCTTGTTAATGTGGCCAACGCTGTTACGGGCGTTGTGTTTCCGTATTCTAATATTGGTCGCTCAGGAGGTTATACAGGTACAACGACGACAACAAATTTTGATTCACAAGGTGTTATGACCGGAGGCAGTACAACAACTGTAACGCAAACGCCTTTGGCGAAATGAGTATTTTAATTCCGTGAAGCGGAAAAAATTTTGATTTTTTTAACACTTTTAATTTGTTTGTGTGCACACTAATTCGTATCTTTGGCACATAAACCTTAAAACAATAAAGTTATGTTACAACAACCAATCAACTCCAAGAGAAGTGAGATTTTTGATTCGCTTCCTGTCAGCATTCAAAAAATACTTTTGAATGCCAATGATGATCGTTTTAATCCCGTTTTTGCACCAATGTCTTTTTACGTGTTTTATAATGCTTTGGTAGAGGACCCCTCCGATCCTCGTGGTGTTCTTGTTGCGCATTTGACGCGTGAGGGATTCTTGCATTATAGATTCATCTCTCATATTATGGCGTATGATTACGGTCTCTTGTCTTCCATGTATATGAATGTAGCTTTGAAGCCTCGTTCATACTTTGAGTATTTGAACTTATTCTTCTTTACATTAGACACCTCTTTGCATTCCTTGAAGCTCTCCATTGAGCCAACCGACTTTGATTTGTCTCTTCTTGAAAGTGTTAAGGGAGATGATGCATTACAGCATCTTTGCGCTGACACTTCTAAGGTTATTTTTAATCGGATTTCAGAGTTTGTTGATTCCTATCCCCGTGTTGTTGACAAGCTGGAATGTCTTACAAAGTATCATTTGTTTATCATGAAAGAACTCTCTGCTTTGTTTGGATATGTTCATGGATTTCAATTTAAGTAATTATGTGTTTACATCCTGTTCCTACAAATAGACGCGATACGCAAGGTCGGTTGATATATCGGCCTTGCGGTGATTGCGTTGAATGTTCTCGTCAGCAAACTAACTCTTGGTTTGTGCGTTTAAGGGAAGAAGCTAAGCAGCATAAATACATGCTCTTTGTTACATATAAGTATCCGAATACATTTCTTTCTTACAAGCACGTGAAGTTTGTAAACAACGGCTGTGATTTCTTCAATATTTTGAAAAAGTATTTTTACGAACACCCGTCGAAGTCTTTGCAGTACAACCTTTCACACGAAAATGTGTTCAATAGGTATTTAAATCCCGAAAAGTATGTTGATACCGGTGTTTTTGTTCCTGTTTTCTCGAAGTCGGATATTTCAGCGCATATAAAGCGTGTTCGTCGTCAATATCAGTATTATTTCGGTAAAACGCTTGATATTAAATATTTCATTCAGGGCGAGTATGGCCCTTTGACATTTAGGCCACATTGGCATGGTTTGATATTTTT